GAAAGCAAGGCACAGCCAAGGGCGGCTTGCGTGGCAAGTGCTGGTTTGAGCGAATGAAAGTCGACCACCTGCAGGATATTCTGAAAACAGCGAGAGAAAAAGCCGGAGGAAAATAATGAAAAAAGAAACAATCATAAAATCATTGTTCAATTGGTTTGCAGATTGCGAGGTTTTGAACTCTGATAATGAGCTTAATGTTGATTATCTTGACGAAGAGCCCGAAAACTACTGCCTTGAAGTAGTTCCCTGCAATCCGATTATTAAGTCTTATGTTGACGGCTCGGCAAAATGTCAGTATCTTTTCATCTTTGCCGGGCGTGAGCATTACAGCTCTGATGAGGTGCTTAATATGGCTAACCTTGAGTTTTACGAACGACTTGAAGAATGGATTTCAGAACAGAACATTAACGGCAGACTGCCGAAGCTCCCTGACAACTGCACACCGCAGTCGGTCAAGGTGCTGTCAAGCGGCTACGTTATGGACAACGATACAAAATCGGCACGGTATCAGATACAGTGCCAGCTTAAATATACTAAAATTGGAGGTAACAAATAATGAGTGAAGTAATCAGACAGAGGCGTATGCAGGCGAATTATCTTGACTGCGGCGGCACAAACAAGTCGCCGAATTTTTCTCTGCTCGGTGTAGGTGCAAAGACACTTGATGAATCACCTGCGGCTCAGACTAAGAGCCGTAAGTATGTCTGCGACAAATCTGCAACAAAATCAATCAGCGGTTACGATTGGACAACGGCATTTGAGGTTGACCAGATCCGTGAGCAGGACGCAATCAATTACATTATCAATATCGGTGAGAAACAGCTTGTGGGAGCTGATGCCGAAACAGATTATGTTATCGTTGACCTTGACCAGCCTGTTGAAGGCGGCAGTAACAAGACCACATATCATGCACGTAAAATCCGTGTTGCAGTCGAGGTGGCAAGTTTTACGAATGATGACGGCGAAATGGGTTGCAGTGGCAATTTCCTTGCAAAAGGAGATCCTGTCGAGGGTACTTTTGACACAACCACAAAGACATTTACAGCAAAAACTTCGGAGGCATAAAATATGGTTATTAACGGTGTAAATTTACCTGACATTGATGTTGCCGATGCACTCGTTATGGAGCGTTACGAACACGCTCACGATAATGTGGCAAAGGCAATGAATGATTTACAGCCCGAGGGCAAACGCCAGTCAGAGCTTATCCGTGCTCAGTGTACGGCTGTTTTTAACTTTTTTGATGAGGTTTTTGGTGACGGTACGGCTAAAAAGGTTTTCGGCGAAACCGTAAACCTTACAACCTGTATCAATGCCTACGAGGATGTCATCAAGGCTGTTAATGCTTTCGGCTCAAAGCTCGGTAGTATGTATAAAAGCAGAGCAATTGCAATGAACAACAACCACAGGGGCAAAAGGCATAAGCAGTACAATCATTACAAAAAGACACTTAAACCGGCGACAAAGTAATGAATCTGCTTTGTGACAAAACACCCGATACAATAACCGTGTCGGGTGTAGATTATAAAATCAACACCGACTTTAGAGTGTGGATTAAATTCGAGCTTATACTTACTAATCAAATTGATGATACACTATCGGCTGAAATACTCGCAGAAATTCAGAAGCTTGTATTCAGAACACCTTGCCCGATGAACGAAGAAACAGTCGAGGCTATTTTAAACTTTTATCGCTGTGGAAAACCACCCGAAAAGCATTCAGGCGGTGGCAATGATAAAGCTGTATTTGATTACGATTTTGATGACGGCTATATCTATGCGGCATTTTTAGAGCAGTACGGCATTGACCTCAACGATGCAAATTTGCATTGGTGGAAGTTCAGAGCATTGTTTATGTCATTGCGTGCCGATTGTATGTTTACAAAAATTTTAGGTTATCGCAGTATGCCGATTACCCCTAAAATGTCAACGGCAGACCGCAATTTTTATCAGCGAATGAAAAAACTCTATGCCCTGCCTCTGCCGCTGTCGGTGCAGGAAAAGTATAATGCGATTGAAGAGGCTTTGTTATCAGGAAAATCAGTTGACGAACTTATATAGATTTTGTATAATGTGTATATAAAATTTATTGAGGTGGTACAGCTATGAAAAAGATTCTATCCTTTATAACTATTGCATTGTTAGCATTGACTTGCACAGCCTGTGGAGCTAAAAACGACCCGTCAGGAATCAGCAAAGATGAGTTTGACCAAATAAATATGGGAATGACCATATTTAAAGTTGAAGAAATTGTTGGCGGAAAAGGTACTAAGATATCAGAATCAAAAGACGAAACTGATGATTATTATATAAATACATATGTATATAAATTTGAAGGCGAAACCAGCGGTTACGCTGAGTTTGAATTCACTTCTAAAGTACCGAAAAATGAATTAGATTTAAGTGTTAAAACAAAATTAACAAGTAAAAATCAATATGATTTATCGTAGGTGATAAATTGAAAAACAAACAAAAAATTAAATGCCCTTTTTGCGGTTACGAAATGCCCTTATATTACTTTGACAAATCGTCAAGGTGTAAGGGCATTTTTACATACTGTAAAGGGCGTAACTGTAAAAAGCTATTTGAAATCGTTTTAAACGATAAAAAATAATCAGGTCAAGTAGAGCCATTGGATGCCGATGACCTCACAGTAAAGGATGTGAGATATTGGCATACGATGGCTCTATTAAAATTGACACCAAAATTGATACCGGTGGTTTTAGAATAGGTATTGATAAATTAAAAGGACTTGCCAAAACAGGTGTGTCTGCAATAACAACAACGCTTGCCGGTATAGCTACAACTCTTGGAGCAGGAGCAACAGCAGCGGCAACAGTAGGCTCATCTTTTGAGGCGGCAATGTCGAAAGTATCGGCTATCAGCGGTGCAAGCGGTAAAGACTTGCAGAGCCTTACCGACAAAGCCAAAGAAATGGGAGCAAAAACAAAGTTTTCTGCTTCCGAATCAGCCGAGGCTTTACAATATATGGCAATGGCTGGTTGGAATACTAAATCAATGCTTAACGGTATTGACGGTATAATGTCACTTGCCGCCGCAGACGGTCTTGATCTTGCAACAACCTCTGATATCGTCACCGATGCAATTACTGCATTTGGCTTAAAAGCATCCGACAGCACCCATTTTGCCGATGTCCTTGCTAAAGCATCAAGTTCTGCAAATACTAATGTGTCAATGCTTGGTGAGAGTTTTAAATATGTAGCCCCTCTTGCGGGTGCGATGCACTATAGTGTTGAGGATGTGTCCGTTGCACTCGGACTTATGGCTAATGCGAGTGTTAAGGGCAGTATGGCAGGTACAAGCTTAAAAACTGCTCTGTCAAACCTTGCGTCACCTACCGATGCAATGGCAGAGGTCATGAAAAGATATAAAATAAGTATGACCGATGCAAATGGCGAAGCATTACCTTTAATTGATGTTATCAAAGAACTTAGAACAAAGTTTAGCGGTTTATCCGAAACAGAACAAACAGCCGCTGCAAGTACTCTCTTCGGCAAAGAGGCTATGTCGGGTATGCTTGCTATCATCAATGCGAGTGATAAGGATTTCAACAGCCTTGTTAAAAACATTGATAATGCAGACGGCTCAGCTCAAAAAATGGCTGATACGATGCAGAACAATCTGCAGGGACAGATTACGATTCTTAAATCAGGGCTTGAAGGCTTGGGTATAGAAATATACGAAAGTATGTCCGAACCTCTGACCGATGCCGCAAAGGAAGCTCAGAACTATGTCAATAGGTTAACCACGGCGTTTACCGAAGGTGGCTTGTCGGGAATGATTGAAGAAGCAGGCTCTATTTTCGGTGAGCTTGCAACAAAAGCTGTTGAAGCCGCACCTAAGATGATTGATGCAGCTATGTCATTTTTACAGGCATTCGTTAATGGTATTGCAAATAACTCATCAAAACTTGTTAAAGCGGCTATAAATATCGTAAAAACATTGGTTAAAGGCATAAGTGACCGTGCTCCCGATCTACTGTCTGCGGCAAAAAGTATCGTAGATGCTTTAACTAAAAACTTAGTTAAGCTCCTGCCAAAAGAACTGCAAACCCCCGTTAAAGAGGCAATTAACACTATCAAAAAATCCTTTGAAAATGGCGGTCTTAAAAAAGCTATCAATACAGTTAAAACCATATTGATTAACCTCGGCAAAACTATTACTAACATTGCAAAAGTGGTTATACCACCGCTTGCAAAAGCTATTGACTTGATTGCCGACAACCTCAATATACTCTTGCCTATTGTTACTACAGCAATCACGGCGTGGAAAGCTTGGAAAATCATCTCGTCTATCACAGCTCTCGTTAAATCACATGCCGCATCTGTAACAGCGGAGAGCCTTGCCGAAGCTGCATCACTTGGCACTATAACGCTTAAACAAATAGCAGTCGGTGCATTAACAGGTGAAATCACGCTCGCAACAGCTGCACAATATGCGTGGAATATGGCAATGTCACTTAATCCTGCCGTGCTTATCTTGACAGGTATTACAGCTTTGACAGCAGGCATTATTGCGTTTTCTGCCGCTAACGGTGATGCAACTCAATCAACGGACGATCTTGCAAGTGCGGAGACTAATTTACAGTCGGCAAACGACAATCTTGGTTCGTCATATGAGGATATAGGTTCAAAGTTTGGCGATTTTATGAGTAAGATTGAAGGTTCAGGCAGTATCTTTGATAACTTCAATGAAAGCATCATTATTTCCGATGATGAAAAACAAAAGTTGTCCGAAAATATGGACAATGTTCAATCCGAAATTACAGAGATTTGTAAAACTGCCTCGGAAAATCGAAAAGAATTAACCGGCGGTGAAATTCAAAGACTTGAAGACCTTTTCGCCAAAATGCACGAACTTGCGGATCAAGAACTTGCTATTGAAGAAGCAAAGCAAGGGGTTGTTACAACTCAGGCTAAAGCTCTAAATGAAGCATCTGATTTATCGCTTGAAGAATATACTCAAAGAGCACAAAAACTTACCAACTCTGCCGAAGAAACTCGTACAACAGTAATTGATAAAGCATACGAGCAATATACCGAAGAAGTAGCCTTGCTTGATTTGAGGTTGAAAACGGATAGTGATTATTCGCAGAAAGAACATGATGCTGATGTTAAAGCCGCAGAAGCAAGCTATCAGCAAGCTGTTAGTGCAGCTAATAAAGAGGCTGGGGATACTCTTAAAATTATTAAAGACGGTTATTATAATCGTGCAGAAGCGTTGAAAAGTACAACTAAAGATTTAAAAGAATTAAATCAAGATGAAAGTGATGCCGAGCAAACGCATAAACAAAAACTTATTGATATAGCAAGTAATTATAATACTGAACTTTATAAAATAAGCAACAAAAATTTAACTGATACTCAAAAATCTCTTATGGCAGGCACTGCACTTAGAATCAAAGAAAAAGCCGAAGAAGAAGAAAATGCAAGGTACAGCAAAGAACTCGGTGAAATAAGAAACAAACAAGGCAAGGCTTTATCTGATGAAAAATACCAAGATCAGTTGGTTGCATTTCTATCTTTAATGGGTTTGTATGAACAATATACCGGAGAAACAGATACAAAAGCTAAAGGAATAAATTCTGCATTTTTAGGAGCGTTTGATAACCTTGATGAAGACACTAAACAAAGCTTTATAGATGCTATGGAAGGAGCGGAAACTGGTTTATCAGAAAAACAGGATTCGCTTTATTCTAAGGCCTCAGAAATTTCAGGCAGTGTTATCAATATTTTCAAGAAAATGTTTGATGAACACTCCCCCTCAAAAGTGTTTAAAAAGATTTTCGGCTACACACTTGAAGGCGGTGAAAACGGACTTGATGCCGAAGCTCCAAAACTTTATAAGCAGGCGGACACGGTGGCATCCACATTTACCGAGCGTATGCAGGCAGGTGTTTCAGCTGACGGTTTAGTCAGCAAGATGAGGGCGGCTGTGTCTGCAGGACAGTCAATGCTTAGATCCAAATTTACCGCTGATGTCAACCACAATGTCGAGCTGATGAGCGATGATAACGAGCGTAAGTATAAACTTAGCGGTGACATACACACCTCAATCAACATTGACGGCAGAGAAACAGCGGTTGCCCTTACTCCGTATGTTTCCGAAGAACTTGCATGGGAGGATAGATAATGCTTAATGAAATGACAATTAACGGTGTTGATGTTTCGGCATATAATGCCCGTTTACAAAGCTATTCGGTCAGCGGTACAACCGTTACGAATAACCTTTCTGCCTCTCGCAGTATTTTGATTGCACCAACCTTGTTTTCGGCTGTCCCCGGCACAAGGACTTTGTCTTTGACCTTGACTTTTTACCCTCACTATTTTGGTGACAATGCAAAAGATTTGACGGTATCAGACCGCCTTGCAATAGCAACCGAAAATATAACCGCATTTGAGGGATTGTTGGTAGGCAAGGTAGTTGAAATTTCTCTCCCTGACGGATTTATTTATACGGCAATTGTCAACAGCATTGCCGCCGCAACTTTTGATAGCAGTGGTGAGCATGATGTTACATATACATTTAATGCTGTTCGTCACGCAAAGCCTATCAGTGAGATTATAAAAGCAAACAGCTATATGATTTGCAAGTCAAACACGGCTACACTACCCATAATTACAGCTGTGTATGCTAATACAAAATCTGAGGTAATTTTGCAGGGAGTTACTATCAAAAATATAACAGTCGGTACAAAAATAGTAATCGACAGCGTGTCAGGATTAATTACTGCAGACGGCAAAAATAAGTTTGGCGACAGTGATTTGATTGATTTCCCTGTTCTGCAACCGGGCAAAAATCAGATAACATCGTCTGCATCTGATGTCAGCATAACGGTGTCTTACACACCGATTTACATTTAGTTTAGGAGGTGTTTAAGATGTTTTTAAAGGTATTTTACGGTGATGATATTAAGGTGCATCGTGACATTGATAATACCTTTTTTCGTACTCGTTCAGAGGACGGTTTGATGTCATTACAGTTTGATATATCGCCTGACCATGAGTTGTACAGATACTTTGCCTTGTACGGCTCAGTTGAGTATGACGGACAGCGTTATCTTATAAACGGCATCAATGAGCGTAAAACGGTAAGCACCATTACTTGTGAGCTTGACCTCACGGGACTCAACTATAATGTTTATCCGACCTATAATAAGAGCACCGTTAGCTTTTCAAGCGTATGCTCGGAGATTTTAAAAGGCACAGGTTGGACTGTTGTTGATGCCGACCTCGTAGCCGCTCGCCGCACCCTTGAGCTGACTGATGTAACCACGCTTGACATCCTCAATTATTGCCAAAACTCGACGGCGTATAACACTCGCTATCGTTTTGACACAATTAACAAGGTTATTTACTGCATCAAGCCGTACAACAACACCGAGCCGACAGGCACTTACTTTACCGATGAGCTTAATTTGAGCGATATGACTTACAAAGGCAGTACCACAAGTTTGGTTACAAGAATTTATCCATACGGTAAAGATAATTTAAGTATAGCCAGCCTAAACAATGGCAAAAATTACATTGAAAATCATAGCTATACCGACAAGGTCATATCAGCTATATGGCGAGACGAACGCTATACAAACAAGCAAACTTTGCTTGACGATGCAAAAGCAAAACTTGCCGTGCTTGCTGTGCCGGAGCAATCCTACACAGCTAAGGTTATTGACCTTGCAAAAACATTGCCCGACACATACGGTGATGTGCTTGCCTTTGATTTATACGATGTGGTTACTCTGATTGACCGTAAACGCAAGACAAGGATTAACCACCGCATTGTAGAGATTAAAGAATACCCTGCCGATGCAACGCTTAACACGGTTACTTTATCGACTGTACCTGCCAAAGTAACGGGCAAGTTACAGACATTGCAAAACAAAGTAACGGCTCTTGATGCACAAACTTTGCACGACCATAATAAGGTCAACGAGATTAAGCAGGACTTAGACACAACCGTTCTCCATGTCTCTGATTCGTGGGCAAGTTCGCTCAATAGCTCAGTCATTACGCAAACCGCTGAGGGATTATTTTTTGAAGTTAACAAGGTTGTCGGTTCAGAACGTTGGAGCACTCTACTTCAACAGTCTGCAAGTGATGTGCGAATAGCGTGGAATAATATCTCTGAACGCATACAGTTTGAAAACGCACAACTAAATATATATAACTCTCAAAATACAAAGCTGATGAGTTTGTCATCAACAGGACATGATATTTTTGATAATAACGGCAAAAAGCTAATGTCGTTAAATTCGGTAGGTCAAGATTTCTACTACAGAGGCACTAAGGTAGGTTACATAGGTACCGGTTGTTATGCTTCTGATACTTCAAAGCGTGACCTTTCGTTTAACCTTGAAAACGGTTCGGCATTTATGGATTGGTGTTATCGTATGAAATCAACTGATTCTTCATACACTCTTATTTTTACATATGCCGCTCAAAAAATCGGTTCGCTTGAAGCCAATCAGTTACACACAGGTTGTGACCTTAACTTGCGGAATCATTATTTACACAACGCTATTTTGAATGATTGGGGCTTTAAAGGCGGCTCTATTACAGACACTTTTTCGGGTTATTATGTAACATCATTTAACAGCAATGGTACAGCAGCAACTTGGAAAGAGTTTAAAATGACCTTCAAAAATGGCATTCTTCAATCGTTAACTGCTTAGGAGGTAATTAAAATGGATTACATAATCAATACGAAGGAAATTGCCGAAACGGATAAATCAAGACCGGCAGAACGGTCTGAAGAAATTCACTCAAAGGAGGATAAAAATGCAGACGAAACTTAGTCCATTAGCATTACAATCAGCTCGTTCAGAACTTATTGCCGCTGTTAATGCAATTGTAAGTAAATACGGCTTTCCAGCCAGTCTTATTGACGGCATAATGTCATCAGTGTTTGTTGACATCAAATCACAGGTAATCGCAGAACTCACAGGCGAGGCTACAACAACGGAAAAGGAGCACGCCGATGAATGAATATGTTGCTAAAATTACGCTTGATTTAAATTGTCAGGCAACTCCCGTAGTAATCTCAGCAGGGCAATATGACATTGGCAGAAAGATATTAATAACTCTTACTGCTGACGGCGAGGCTTATGATGCAACTGGTGCAAAAGCTGTATGCAAGGGAAAAAACAATAATAACTATTTTGCTGTAAATGCTACAGTAGCAAAAAATATTGTTACTGTAACTACAGATAAGGCTATGCTTTCATCCGCCGGCAGAACGGTTGCTAAAATTGTGCTTACAGACGGTACTCGTACCTACTCTACACAGCCGTTTGTAATTAACACCCACAGCGATTATGACGGTGATATTACTACCTCTGACTATTATCCCGAATTATTAGACATATTGTCCCGTGTCATTGCTCTGACCGAGAGTGGAGCTGTGCTTACCGATACTGCACTGGATGCTAAGAGCGTTAATCCTGTACAGAACAAAGTTCTTACAGCTATTATAAATAACAAGGCAAATAAGGCAACAACGCTTGCAGGCTACGGAATTACGGACGCATATACACGAGAAAAAACAAATGAGAAACTTGCCCAAAAGCTCAATTCAATGCCGTTTGACAGTGAACCCAAAAATAATAGCCCGTGCTATCTCACAAGTGGAGCAGTTTACAACGCTCTGCTTGTGAAAGCAGATAAAACCGCCTTGGCGACTAAATACGATTCGTCAAATATTGAAAGTGGTACATCAACACTCACACCGTATTCAACCGTCACCGATAAAATCAAAAGTGCAAGCTGTACATATAAGACGATTGGTGACATCGTAATCGTCAGTGCAACGGTCAAAATGAATGCGGCTACAATTGGAGCAAACAGCACATATCCGCTGATTGATTTGCCGTACAAATGCATTGCCGAGGACAATGTTTTTTGTGTCGGCATTTCAAACCTTGGCAAGGTCTTTAAATTTGCTGTGTTAAAAAATAACACTTGGTTGCAGTTTCAGACACAGGATAAGACGGCTTACACATTCGCAGACGGCGAACAAATCAATGTGATTTGTTCGTACAAAATTAAATAACGGAGGTAAAAATAATGGAACTTAAAGAAAAAATCACACTCGATATGCTCACAAAGGACAGCGTGTCGGTACTCAGACAGCAGTTTTTGACCTTTAACGGTGAAGAAATGCAGGTGGGCGGAAACATCCGCAATGCATATATGAACGACGAATCCGGCAGAGAACAGATAAGAAAAGTCTTGTCTGATGAATACTACAATGCTGTTATGGCAGTCTGGGGAACAGAACCGACAGTCGAAGAGCCGACAGAAAGCGAGGAAACAGTATGAAAATCAACTGGAAACAGAAATTAACAAGCAGGAAATTTTGGGCAGCGGTAATCGGTTTTGTTACAGCACTCCTTATGGGATTTGGAGTAACAGAAACCGAAACTGCACAGGTTACATCAATTATTATGTCCGCAGGTACGATGATTGCATATATCATCGGCGAAGGCATGGTTGATGCCAACAGAAACGAATAACAATGAAAGCGAGGAATAGTAATGGCAAAGAAAATCTATCTCAGCCCGTCAAATCAGTATGCAAATTCATACGCATACGGCAATACCACAGAAATGGAACAATGCAATAAGATTGCAATTGCAGCAGAAACCGCCTTGAAGCGTTGCGGATTTACTGTAAAGCGTGCTCCGAAAGGTCAGAATATGTACACATCAATTTCTGAAAGTAATAACTTTGGAGCTGATGTCCATGTTTGTATCCATACAAACGCTGGTGGCGGCAAGGGTACAAATGTATTTGTTTATAACCGTTCTGCGGAAAATCTCAAGTACGCACAGCCGGTTTACAACGAACTTGTAAAGCTCACAGGTGTAGGTAGAGGCATTTCAAAAAATGAACTTGCTGAGATTAATTCAACACACGCCAAATGCGTATATTGTGAATGTGAATTTCATGACAGTTCAAATCTTGCAAAGTGGATTATCAACAATACCACAAAACTCGGCGAAGCTATTTGTAAAGGCTTATGCACAGCTTTTGGCGTTACATATAAAGCAAACGCATCTGTCGCTCATAATAAGATTACAACGGAGAGTAAACTCAAATCAAAAGCGTATGCCTATGGTGATTGCAAAAATATTTGTATAATGCCTAAAAATTCAAGCATTACACATATTTATGATGATGGCTATGGTTGGAGTAAAATTAAGTACAAAAACAAAACGGGATTTGTACAGAATACGAGAATCAATAATAATTCATCATTATCAAAATACCCAAAAATGACAGCAAACGCAACCGCTAATATTTATACACACCCCGACAAGAAAGTTAAATTTGGCATAATCCCTAAAGGTACAAGAGTAACCGTGCGTTACATTGTAGAAAGGGGTAAAAATGCAGGAATGGCAGAAATTGCCTACCCAAAGAGCAACAGCATTGTATTTGTTGACCGCAAGTTTTTAAAGTGATTTTTTGATCCATAATAACGCCCCTAAAAAAAGTTATTATGGAGGTAAAAATGCGTAGCTTTATCGGCTGGATTGGTGGCAAAAGTCATCTTAAAAATCAGATTATTTCACTTATTCCCGGTGACTGTAACCGCTACATAGAGGTGTGTGGCGGTGCAGGCTGGGTCTTATTCGGTAAGGATAAAATCAAAGGTCAAATTGAGGTATTTAACGACATTGACGGTGACCTGATTAACCTTTATAAGCAAATAAAAAACAACTGTTCAGCACTTCAAAAAGAAGTTGACTGGTTACAATCTCGTGAGTTGTTTTCGCAATATCGCTATGAGATTGAGAATCAGGTTGAGCTTACTGACCTGCAAAGAGCGGCAAGGTATCTTTACTTAATCAAATGCAGTTTCGGCAGTAATCGCTATTCGTTCGCAACTGCGCCTAAAACGATTGATAACATTGTTTCTGAACTCCCGAAATACAAGGAGCGATTAAAAAGAGTAATCGTTGAAAATAGAGACTTTGAAGACCTCATAAAAACATATGACAGAGAATCTGCCTTGTTCTATGTAGATCCGCCATATGTAGCCTCGGAACGCTACTATAACCGCAATTACAGTAAGTTTAATAAGGATGACCACATCCGTTTAAATGCCGTTTTAAAGGGGATTAAAGGGCGTTTTATCCTATCCTATAACGATTGCGATTTCATTCGTGACTTGTATAAAGGTTACAATATAAAGTGCGTAAGTAGGCAAAATCTACTCCCTGCAACCCCCGATAATTGTGTGGAGTTCAAAGAAGTTATCATAACGAACTTTGTTATGAATTAACAAGTATGAGCAATAATTAACGCTTACTGATATAATAATCATCGGGGCGTTATTATGGTAAAGATCAATTTGTCCACAATATTAGGTAAGTACCGTATGTCGCAAGCGGAACTTGCAAGAAAAACTGGTATTCGTCCTTCTACCATTTGTGATATCTACAATGAAATGTGTGACAGGATAAATTTAGAACACCTTGATAGAATTTGTGAAGTTCTTGAATGTGATATATCCGATATTCTTGAATATCAACCAAATAAAATCAAGAAAACCGGTAAATACCTTATCGTGGACAGAAAAAAGCATAATAAAAACACAAAACACCTTGCAGATG